GTTGGTAAAGTGCTGCAAGTGTTACGTGACCAATACGGACTGTTTTCGTTTTTTGTTAATGGTGTGCTTCGTGTTGGATTGCCATTTTATAAGGATGAAGCTATGAAAGCAGTGTTCTTATTTGAGAAAATGGTTAAAGAGGGCATGGGTTTGACCTACTTAAAAAAGGATGACGTTAAAGTATTAGTCAAAGGTATATTGGTAAACAATGGAGTGTTTGAAGAGCCTGTAATCTATCCAAAAGGAGCAACAGATGGGGATGTTCGCAAAGTGTTTCAGTTAGGTGGCACAAAGGCCGATTTAGATGCTAAATGTAATTCATTTTTAGAGCAATCAAACTACACTGGTTATTATGGCAACTTTAAAACATTTTTAGAGCCATTAGTTGTGCCGGGTGATTATGCAGTTATTGATAGTTGGAAGTACCCCGAAAGAAAAGGCAAATACTTAATCAAATCAGTTATAACCGAAGTAAGCACAAGCGAGGGCGGTAAACAGACAATCGAATTAGAACGTAGAATAGCATAATATGAGCGTACAAGTAACGGATATAAGACAAGCAATTCAATCATTAAGCGGTTTAAATGACCTGCAATATGAGGGTGTATTGTGCAAGGTGAGCAACATTGATTTGGCTACGTTCACTTGCACTTGCACCCCGACAAATGGCGATGCTGAATTTTACGATGTGCTATTGAATGCAGATGCTGATAAAGGATTTACGTTAATTCCTGCAAACAATAGTGTTGTGATAGTGCAACAAACATCGCAAGCAACTGCATACGTTTCAATGGTAAGCAAGGTTGACCAAGTGTACATTGCAGGTGATGCGAATGGTGGGTTGGTTAAGGTTACAGAATTAACTACAAAACTAAACCAATTGGTAACGCAAATATCTGCAAACTTTACTGCAATAGCTGCAATTTATCCTTATACAATAGTACCTTTAACACCATTTACCCCAACAGATTATCAAAATTTAAAAGTTAAACATGGCAACGGTTAATTAATTATATTTGCAAAATGGAAAAAGAACTATTAGAAAACCGCTTTGTAAAAGTAATTAATGATAAATTAGGTTATGTATATCGATATGCTGACACTGATTACGTATTTAAATATGGCAATTTTATACTATCGCCAAAGTTTGAATATTGCATAGAAAAGGAAAATGAAATAATACCAATATTAGAGCCTTTAAGAGATTTTGAAGATGTTAAAATGTTGTTTTATTTATTGACTAAAAGATACGAGATTGAAGAATTATACTCATTAATTGACAAACATGGCAACGGCTAAAGACTTCCTACAAAATAGCGATGGAGATGCGCTAATAATGAACAACGATTTTGTTATCGGTGCCAGTGATGAAGACCATATTGTTGACATCATAAATTCTACGCAAGGCGATTGGAAAGAATACATCTTTTGCGGTGTTGGTATTGATAACTACCTAAATAGTTCGGGCGCACAATTGCAACTGAAAAAACAAATATTGTTGCAATTAGCGCAGGATGGATTCAGTTCAATAACCGTTAATTTTAGCGATACTAATAGTTCAAACTTTGATGTCGATGCTATACGTAGTTAAAAACGGTCAAGGGATTTATGATGTTGCCATAATAGTTTATGGCGATGCACAATATTCTGTAAAATTATGCAGTGATAATGACCTAACAATAACAGATTCGATTGAGGGCCTTACACTAACTTTTGACCCATCAATCAAACGCAATGTTGATGCAGCAGCAATAAGGCAACAGAACACACCAAAACAACCTGACAAGACATATTACATAAGGCAAACGCAATCGGTTTATGATTTAGCCTTGCAGTTTGGTTATGGCCTTAACCGAGTGGCCGAATTTTGTCAACTTACCGGATTAGATATTACATCGGTTTCGGTTGGCGGTAGTGAAATTCAAGTTACTAAAATACCTAATAATATTCCATTTAACACTATATTTGCAACTCAAAGCGGAAGTGAAGCGCCAGTAGTGCCTTACTTTATTTTGTTAGAAGATGGCTTTTATTTATTGCAAGAAGATGGATCTAAAATACAATTATAATGGCAGATGAAAAAATAAGTGCGTTAACAAGCGCGGGCGCATTAGCAGGCACAGAGCCTTTGCCTATTGTGCAAGGTGGTGTAACGGTTAAAACAACCGTGCAGGATATTGCAGACCTTGCCACCCCCAACTTACAACAAGTGTTAGCAGTAGGCAACACTTCAGGCGCAAACGATATTCAATTTGATGCAACACAAGGTTTATTGTTTGACAACGCATCAAGGTTAAGAGAGGGCACAATTGATGCGGGGCTTGGAGGATTAAAAGGAATTGCTCAAATATGTGGTGCTGGCTATGAGTTAAAGTGGGAGAATGGTAGATTATACGTGATGGGCAGTTCGGGAAACACCATTAGACAATCTTTGTATAATTTTAATTATACTCCATCAACAAGTGATGATGTAACATTAGGCTATCAAGTTGGCTCATTATGGACATTAGATGATGGCACTGTTTATGAATGCACAGATGCAAGCACTGGAGCAGCAGTATGGGTGTTAAGCGGAAACAATTTGCAATCAGTTACAGATAATGGTGCAACAACAACAAATCCAATAAGTGTAAACGCTTCGGTTGGACCAGTAAAAACAGTTGTAAATGTTGGCTCAATAGAACTTACAAGTCCTGCAAATCAAACTGTAAGCATAAGTGGACTTTCAGTTGCTGCTGCATATACTGCTCATATGCCTAATAAAAGTGGCATAGAAACCTTTGCAATGTTGAGTGACATTCCAAGCGGGGGTGTTGCATCAGTTAGCTCAGGCACAAACATATCGGTAACAGGTACATCAACTAACCCTATCATTAACTCATTATCGGATAGGTATAAGACATCATCGGTAACAAGTAACACAATAGGCAATGGTAGCAAAATATTCACAGTTGATGCTAATTTAGCATACATTCCTTTGCAAGAGGTGTTGATAGTTTATGACCCGAGCAACCACATGCATGGAACTGTTACAAGTTATAGCGGCACAACGCTTATTGTTGATGTGAATCATCATACTGGTGGCGGCACTTTTGCTTCGTGGGTTATTAATTTAGATGGCATTCCGATTGATGCGATTACGGGTGCGGGAACAAGTAATCAAATATCTTACTTTACAAGTGGGCAAGTTATAGCATCGTTAGATACTGCAACCTATCCATCGTTAACGGAATTAAGCTATGTTAAGGGTGCAACAAGTGCGATTCAAACGCAAATCAATGGTAAGATGACCAACCCAATGACAACGGGTGGAGACATTATATACGGTGGTAGTTCGGGTGCGCCAACAAGATTAGCCAATGGCACTGCGGGGCAGATTTTACAAAGCAATGGCACAACACTTGCACCAAGTTGGGTGGCTGCTCCGAGTGGAACAAACACCTACGCATTTAACGTTCAATCATATACATTAGCAGCCCCTTTAGATGCTACATCTTACCACTTTGGGATTATAGGTGATATAATGGGGCCTACAACATTAAGACGTGAGTTTAAGTTTACGCAAGCGGGAACTATGACTGCGTTTTCATTTAATTTATTGCAGGCAACAAATGGAAGCAACGAAACTTGCACATTGTATTTAAGAAATACAACAACATCAACAGATTACACAATAGGTACATTCACATCTGATTTTAATCTTAATGGGGCTTTAAAAACATTATATAGCGGATTATCAATAGCAGTAAATACAACTGATAATTGGGTAATTAAAATATTAACTCCAACTTGGACTATAAACCCAACAACTTGGCAAGCAGCAGGAATAATCTCAATAACTACATAATATGACTATAACATTTAAACAACAAGGCGATGGGCGTAAGTCGTGGATAATAGACCAAACAGAATTAATCTACGATAGCCCTACAAACAAGATACACAATGAGCAGTTGCAACAAATCTTAAAAGACAATGACTATCTATCTATTGGAGAGGTTTCAATGTGGGTAAACGATGTTGATTTTGGAGCGGAGGCGCAGAGCATCATTGATTGGTGGACTACAACTTGCAAGCTTGTTAAAAAATATGTAGATTTGAATCCCAATGAAGAAGACTGCGTTCAATTTTTAGCAACATTGCCAACCTTTCCACTATGATACATCAAGAACACCCAGACAATAGCATATTAGTAATCATTACATCGGTCATAATTCAAGCAGGAGTGTGGACTTCTGATTGGTTTGGGAATGTAAACCTAACTGGCATCTATGACACTATTTACGATGCAGCAAAGTTAGGTGCATTAGTAGTTTCAATGTGGGCTTCGTATAGGGTGGCAAAGAAAAATAAGAAAGATGAGTAATGAGGATGCTGCTAACATACCTCCATTAATAACAGTTGGCGCACTTGTGATTGCATTTATATTGCTGATGTTGTATCAATATCGGCTTCAAGTTAAAATGGTGGCAATGTCTATTAGAGGCGGTGTTATAGCTTTGTTGGTGATGCTTGGTATTATTGATGAATAAACAAAGCCCCCGCATTTCTGCAAGGGCTTCGACCTTAATAACTAACACTGAACAGGGCAAAGATACTAAATTATTTCAAACCCACAATAAGCCACAATAAAAACATAGCACCACCAACACACCACGCTGCAACCTTACCTTTGCGTTCGTGTTTGGTTTCGGCTTTACTTACCGCTAACAAAGTGCTATCCGTTACGTTTTCCGACTTATAGGCAACTATTAAGCTATCCTTAATCGTTGAAACATCTACACAACTTTGATAGGCAGTAAATAACGCAGCATAACTGCTATCCTTAACATTGATTATCTCATCACATAGAACAAAGACTGTGTCGCATTCTTTTGGCAACCTATCACGCAGTTTCTTCATCAATGCTATGTTAGTGTTGCTTAATGATATTTCACGTTGTCTAATTGAATCTTTTGCGTTATTAGCACTTTGCAATCTTCGGTTAGCTGCTTGCAACTGATTCAATAAAATTGCTTGTTCGATGCCGAATTGTTTCTTCATCATTTCGGCTTCTAATTTGTAATCAAATGGGATTACTTTCGGTTTCTCTTTGGCGCAATGATTTAAGCCGATAATTAGCAATAGGCATAGTGCTGCGAATGTTATAATTTGGTGGTGTGGTTTCATATTGTTATTGTTTATACCATTTATTAAGCCAATCAATAAACGCTTCTGGTGTATTGACATCAACTTTAGTCTTATCTTTAAGCGTTAGAATTTTATCTACGTTATCATAAAGCCACCATTGCACATCATTAAGAGCCTTTTCAAAGTTATTTTCATTTTCGGTAAACATTAGCGCAATGCTTTCTTCAAGCAAATTAATACCGTTTTCGTAATCAATTAAATCTATACCCAAAGCCTTTAACTTATGGTGTGTTTGCTGAATTTCTTTAATTCGTTTAAGTGTTCTTACTGCAAATTCTTTTTTCATATTATTGGGTTCAAATAGTTTGTTTTCAATGGCATTCATAGCCTTGTAATCTCTTTCATCCATATTATTTAGTTTTTAGCACCCATCCCCATCAATGTTGCCAGTTCTGGTTGGTGGTTCGGTTGTAAATTTGGTTAAGAACTTTGTATTAATCAATAAAAACGTAGCTGCCAAACCACCCCAAAAGGCTTGTCGTAAACTGATAAGACCTTGCGTTTCTGCGAGTGCTAACGATGTTTGAATGAATGGTAATAAAACGTAGATTAAGTAATCTGCAATCTTCTTTAACTGTCGGTTGTCGGGTGCGTGGTATTTTTGTTTTAGTTTCATATTGTTTGGTGTTGGATATGCGATATTAGTAGCGTGTATCTATAATTAGGCGAAATTAAGCAATTCCATACACATATCGTTTTCAGACATAAATTCCTTTGCAAAAATTGTTTTGTATTCTTGATGATGAGAATGTTGATGGTGCAATGGGTAATGGTCATCTTTATAATTTACATTATATTTTACTCTACATTTAGGGCAATACTCAATGCATTGAATTACTTCAACATAATATCTAACGTGCCAACCATAACCATTTATGCAATCACGATAACCGACTAATAATTTTACTTGCAGTTCTTTTTTTGCCAACTTAGATATAACTTCACTTAACAGCATATTGTCCTTATTGATTTGTTCTTTGTTTGCTATTTTTTCCATATCAATTAATTATTTCCCATTCAAATTTACCCTTTAAATTCCATTCCACCAAAGGCATAATCAAATCATTTTTATCCTTGCGCCTAAAATAAACGTGGTCAATCTTGCGACCTCCGATTGCAATAAAATCAATCTTGCTAAAGGTTATAACCTCTTTACCATTAGTGTAGCGTGTTCCTCTTGTCATACGATTGTCATTTTCCAGTTGGTTAATTCGTAGTGAGGCATATCCTTAAACGATTTAAAATTGCCACCCCAAGTTAGCTTATTAGATGCCGATTGCAGCAACTCCCAAAACTCTTTGAAATGTTTAGGCGCATAGTCAAGTTCACGTTTACCAACCTTAACAAATGCAATGTCAAAAGCACGTGATGGGTAGTAATTATGCGCTGATTGCCCTGCACGAGCATTGGTAACTTTCGGTCGCTTACGATAATAAGCCTCTTGCATTGCGTTGTTTCGGTATGTGCAAACAATTATAACGTGAACATCATTGTGAATAGCGTTAAATTGCGCTTCTGCTTTCTTGTAAGCGTGGGCGAGTGTTGGGTGTAAGTCCTCAATTAATCTCGATTCGTACGGCTTGGTTTCATCTTTTGGTTTCATATTGTTGTTATTTAAATTGCAATAGCATTCGTGTATGTCATTCGAGCCATAACACGCACAACTATTTGGTTTCATAGTTTGTTTATTTCGGTTTTAACTTCTTGCCAATAATCTATAAATGTAGTTATTTCAGAATCCTTATGATGTCCATTAATTTTAAGTGCTATTTCATTAACTGCAATCAATGCACATTGTTTGGCGATATGTGTATTAAACCATTCTGGAGTATTGTTTTCTATTCTTAAAAACTTTAATACTAACTCCTTTGCTTTTTCTTTTGCTTCCATTAGTCTTGTTTATTAAAATTTTGTTCATAATACTCCTGCGCATTGTACTGTTTCGGCATTATAGCCCTTGAATATCCTACGTGGTAGCCATTAATAATGTTTTGCTTTTCGATTTCTTTGGCTAATTTTAGCAACTTTTCATTAATTTCTATTTCATTTGCCAACCAGTCAACTGCGCTTATCTGTTTTGTGGGCATCGTACTGTCTTTTTAAATTGTTTATATTCTTTACTTGTATGGCAGCTATTAAATAGCAACCATATTGCAATCATTAAGACACGCATAGGTTCATTATATATGCTTCCATGCCTTTCTTTTAATTATATGGCATATTTGGCTTATGCTTGTAATTTTAATGTTGGTTTCTTTTAATATTTTAGGTGCGCTCATTCCTTGTGCTGATAATTCTCTAATTTTTAAAACTTGCTCATTTGTTAACTTGGAGTTTGTATGAGTTGTTCCTGTATTAGTAATTTTTGCTAATCCAGTTTTTAACGCATGAATCCTATTTTCAGATGGTGTACACCATTCAAGATTCTCTATTCTATTATCGTGCTTTATGCCATTTATATGATTAATTTGTGGCTTATTTAAGGGGTTAGGTAAAAAAGCCAATGCAAAAATCCTATGTACCTTAACTTGACGTTTATATCCTTGTATATTTATGCCTACATGAACGTAGCCAATTTTTCCTTTTACTAATTTTAGCATTTTAGATGGAAAATTAATAACAACACCTTTTGAATTAATAATTTTTCTTTCTAAAGACCTAACATTACATTTATTACTAATTTGATAGTAACCTTCACAACCAATAATGTCAACCCAAAATTCTTCTTGATTTTTCATAATATAAAAATACCTATCAGACACAAAGGCTTGTCCACTCGTTGCGGTTGCAACATTGGCAATGTGAATGATAGGATTTATTAATATTTTCATAAGTGAACAAGCAGAACAAATATACAAATTAGTTTTTAATATACAAAATATAATGCTATGAAATTTTAAGATTATTTAATTTACACTCAAATTTTATTCTTGTATTTGTGCCATCTTTTTCAGCATAATTTCCAAGCAGATACCCAATGGGGAATGAACACTTCGGAGCGACTCTAAATGCGTATCCATTGTTAGCTTTGCATTCAATGTAATATCCCCAATGCAAACGAACTTTAACAAGCTCACCTATTGCGTATCTACCTAACCGTTGAATTATTCTTTGCCCTTTAATATAGGCATAAAAATACAACACGCAATAGTTTTCCTCCTTGCGTATGCCAAGCCGAATGCTATTCCAGTGATGCCAACCTCGTGAAAAGCCTATGACTTTTTGCACCCCATCACTTTTCTCGATGTCGGGGACGATGAAATCGCAGGTTAGTTTTGTTGGTTTGTATAGCAGTTTCATTTCTTAAGCCATTGTTGCATAAATCCTGCGCCACAAACTGCGCTAACAAGTGAAGCGCAAAATGATAAAGTAAATGTAAGCAACTCGGAATTTCCAAAGAAAACCCCAGTCATTGCGAATTTGATTGCCCAAAAGGACATAAATAGGGCTGATATAGCCCATAAAATTAAGGATAGTTTTGTTTTCATAGTTATAAGTTTTCGGGGTCTAACTCTTCGTTAAGTAATTGTTCTAATTTTGGGCTTAAATAAACTGGTGTGTTACCGTTAGTAATATCAGTAAGTACCCAACCGCCTTTAATGTTGTTTTCGCGATCATCATTTTCATACTCCCAGTGTAATGTTAATGTTGTTTCCATAATGTTAGTTTTTAAATTTTGGCAAAGATAAAAATAAAATAATTAAATACAAATTTTATTTTTAAAAATATTATTAGTAGGTTTGCCGAAACTTTTAACAACTAACAAAATGAAAGCACTAATCCAACGATTACTATTCGGTTACCGAAACAACCCCGATGCCTACATTCCTAAAGGAGGCGCGAAATTAACGTACAAAGGTGGCAATGCTGAGGCCATACATTCAGCATTAGTTCTAATGCAATATAACATACGCAATGCCGAAAAAATCAATTAAGACACGCAACCGTAAGACAAGCCGCTATATTAGTGATGCCTACGTAAACATCATTAGACCTGATGTAATAGACCCGAAGCACTGGGATATGTGGCTAAAACATAATGCAGGATTAACTCAAGAAGAAATCGCAATGCTATTCCACGTTAAGAAATTCGAAGTGGTGCAAATACTTGCAACGGTTGTGGAGCTGCTAAAATACAAACCGAAAATTATTGAAAAGGAATGGACACAAGAGTTTCGAGTTTGGATTGATGGGCAATTATTTCGCGATAAGATAAGGGCTAAACTACATGCCGCGTATAAGGTGGCTAAAAAAACAAATAGTAATCAGTTATTAATAATGTCAGAAGTATGAATATAACCGCAGAACAACCCCGCATCAAACCAAGCAAGGAACAACTAAAACAAGAATATAAACAGATGTTAGCACTTGTTGAACACAACGGATCAAGGCCCGCGAAATGCAACCCGATAACCGAAGCGGCTAAACAATTTGGCTACACTCGACCAGGAATAGCGCGATTAATGAATGGTAAAGTTGACCGTTGGAAGCCACAACATTTTATGATTTATGATTTTCTTAAAGCATATTTAACATAAATTAACATTTTAGTTGAAAATATTATTTTGAGGTAATGAAATAAACTCTATATTTGTGCTATCAAAATAATAACAACAACTAAAAACACACAAAATGAAAAATTTAAGCAACGAAACAAAAACACAAACTGCAATTCAAATGGTAATTATGGATGCAATCGAAAAAGGACATACAAACGCAAATGAATTAATTGAATATATGAAATCAGAAGTTTTTGAAAAAGCAGTTAAAAATTATATTTCAATGTTCAATGAAGCCTAAAAATAAAACAAACAAGGGGGCTAAACACCCCCAATTACTAACCCAATAAAAACAAACTAACATGAACACAATCAACATCATTACAAAAGTATCAACGCTAACAACTTGGCAAATCGAAAATTCTAAAGAGCGTATCGAATACGAATCAGACAATGAAACGTTCTATGTATGGAATAAAGATGGAGAAATAACTGCTTCAATCGAATTAAAAGATGCATTCTGGACTATGCAACTATGCGACCTTGCAGTAAGCAACGACAAGCACGAAATTCAACTT